TATTTACACCTAAAAAGAAATCCCAAGCATCAACTCCTCCATACGGATTTTGGATAATACCTAATAACGCTAACGTTTGTTTAACCCAAGACATACATTTTGCACCAGTCAAGTTAAATTTAGACATCAATGATGCATCATTTCTGAATACTGTTGATAAATTACTAATGTACGTAGCCCTATTTAAACCATCTGCTATGAAATAATTAACTGTTGATCCATTCCTATCACTTATATTAAATAATACGTTAGCAGCCGTTATTAAGCTATTACCGTTATAATCTGTTAAGTTATCTACTCCCACACTATCTTCGTTTAAGTTATTTAAAATTATATTAGAAATAGAAGCATCAGATATTTGAAAATTTGTTAAATCAATATATGATGTTATCGTATCTACTAGAGGATAGCTATATCTTGATATTTTCTGTCCTTTAAATGTAGTAGTATGATAATGAGGTCTAATTTCATGATTAACTTCTGTTATTAAATATGCACCTTTAAAAATAGGAGTATTTATTTGATAATATTGAAATGGCTGTATCATCATATTTCCCATTGATTTAACAGTAGCCGTAAAACTTCTCACTTTAAATAAATCGTAAATATCTATTCCTTTAAAGAAACGCTTAGTTTGACCTCCTTTATCAATTATATCACTCAAGGTTTTTAAATATTCGGCAGTATTCTGATGTTCCTCTGTACTAATACTTAAATCAGTAAAGTGTGATTGATTAGAATCACCAATATTCACCAAAAAACTTACAATATTATATTTATTAAAATCAATTTTTTCATCGTGTATGGATATTCTCTTCCTATTTGAAAAATCGGTGGGAATATCTAATTGATTCATATTAAATCCATCCTGCTTATAATTTATATCACCTTCACTGTGATTAGAATAGCCACCTACATACATTGCTATAAGAGAAGGTGTACTTTCTGCATTACTTAAAGATGTCTGAGGACTAAACATGTCAATAACATCTTCTTTAGTGCGAAATCCTAAATAACTAGGCGCAAAAAATACTTGAAAATTGTTATCGTTTAAAACACTGCTCATGTGTTGATAACAATTAATTCTAGGATTCTTTAAAGTATTTAAAATCGTTCTAGGATTAATAACTACTTTTTCACCAATATTATTCCATGCACGATCAATAAAATAAAAATGGTCTTTTAATGATCTGTTTAAATCAAAACAAATATTATATAATTTACCATTGTTGATTCCATAGGAAATCCACTTATCATAAAAAGCTTTTACATCTTGGTATACCTCTACTAAAAAGTCTTTACCTTTTAAAACAATTTCATCATAGTTTATGGCTACATTATTAACGTTATTACTATTTCTTAATATTTCTTTTAATCTAATTTGAAATAGTTTTACATATCTCAATATTTCCTCACTATCTACCTCAAAGGTTCTGTTAACACTATTTTTATTAACAATAAATTCTTCAGTCTCTTTATATAATTCTACCATCCGATTGTAAGAATCAAAAGAGGCAGTATTTATTAATTCCCCCAAGGGTAAATTTCTCAAGCTATTATTATATTCTTTAGTAGTAAAAAATATTTCATATTGGTGATCATCGTACAATGTTTTTAATGAATTTAATAGTGTCGGATTATTGGTTAAATAAACGTTAAAAACATTTTTATAATTTAATAGAACATCATCTTTTTCTATTTTTCCTGCAATATAGGTATTAAATTGATTATTTGTTATTTTATACAAAGAATAAACCCAAATAAGGTATAATTTAGGAACTGTTAATATATGAGATACATCTTTATTTAATTCCTCTATGAAAATATTTGGATTATTTATAAATCCAAAATATGATAAAAGAATTGCCATATTAACATCTAAATTCTCATTTGTTTCTACCCTTATGGTAGAATTAGGATTAATAAATAATTTATTAATTAAGGGTGTATCAAGAATTTTAAGTTCCTTATTATCAATAAAGGTTAAACCTTTAATATTATTAAGACCCCCATTACTTTCAATATATTTAAGAGTAGAAGAATCATAGATGGCTTTAAGAGGCATATCACGTCTCAAAAAATAATCATTAGCCAAAGTAGAACCTTCTAATCTACTAGTTAAATTACCTCTAAATTTATTAGTATCTAAAAACGCAGAAAAGTCAGTAGAAATATTTAACGTTTTATTTTGCAGGGCTGAAAACAATAAAGGATTATTACTTTTAGATAAAAAGTCTATTCTTTCATCTAATACAATTTGATTTATAGAGGGTGAATAATTTTCATTTAAAAAAATATCAGGTATACCTGTTAATTCATTATTAGCAATTATACTTAATACATCATCACTTAATAATTGTTTAAAATTATATGCTTCTATCTGAGGGAATATATTTGATAAGATATTTTGTTCTAAATAACCCGCGTTTTTTAAAACAAAATATCTTTCTATGACTTCTCTTATTCCGTTATTAAAATTTTTAGGGAAAATCGAGGTATCTAAAATAGTATTAGTATTATAATCAAGTGGATGTATAGGAAGAACATCATTTTGTTTCAAATCACTATTGAAAATATTATCAATAGTGTTAAGATTACTCTCTAAATTATTTACATCGAGCAAAGCATTTATTAAATTTTTTATAAATGTTATTTCAGGAAAAGTATCTTCCTCTGCACCTCTTACATCTCCCACCCAACTATATATATCATCTTTAATAACAGCCGGAAATGGGAAAACATCTGTTGTCTTTATATCTGTTTCATAATTAGTTAATAATTTTCCTCTCAGAGGTCTAATGCGGCTATTTGAGGCACTTAAAGCAGTTTTGTATAGCAACTCACAGTAAACTTCTATATTATCCGCTAGAACCTTAAAATAGTCAAATATTGAAGGATTAAATTCACTGAAAACATCATCATTAATTTTGACATTTAAAGAATCAGTAATTTTTGTTTGTTCTGCTTTTAAAATACTGATAACATCAGCTAATTTACTCCTAATATTATATAGGTCTATATAAAAATAAGTGCCAGAATTTATTATAAAATTATTATTAGTAAAGAGTTCTTCATTTATTAGTGTTTCTACATCTGATATTTCATTCCGTGATTTTAAATTCTTAGTTATAAAATCAATGATGTAACCTATTGAATTAGAAACATTTAAAGGAGATATAATAGTTTCAAGACTCTCCCCATAATTCAATCTGATTAAATCTTTTTGCAAGGATTTAATCTGTTCGTTCAAAATTTTAACATATGTTAAAATTTCTAGTTTTTCGCTTTGATTGAATACTAATACTTCTCTTATACAGATATGAGGGTTAGTAATATCCAGTTTATTACCTATTAGCCCAATATCGTCTTTTAATAATTTTGGCCCTATATTTGAATTAAGTGTATCTAATTTACTTATTAGTTCTCTTAATTGTACTAGGTCAGAATATTGCTCATCACTTATTTTTGTATTTTCTACAAATCTGGTTAATCTGGCATAACTTGCTAATTGTTCAGATAAAGAAATACTATTTTTTTCTCTTAAAAGTTTTTGTCCTTCAGGAGTATTACCTATGGCATATAAATAACGAATGGGTATGTCGGCAAAAAAGGCATATGAATATCCTATAAACTCTGCATTTAAATCAAATCCACCTTTACCAGAATTAAAGCTAACATCAAATTTTAATAAATGTAAACAGTATTCTACTGCTCTACCATAATAACCCTTTACTGTTAATTTAAAAATAGGATAAGGCATTGTGAAAAATGACCTTAGTGGATTATCTATTTCATCATTCTCATAACTTTTTAAATTAGAGCCTCTGGTATCAAAAAATGTTATCTTAACGTTTGGAACATAATTATTCTTTAAGTTTATGGCTATATTAGTTATACCAAATCCTTCAATGCTATTTTCGTTCCCATCTACATTTAAATAATTTGTAGTAACATAATCTTTACCATTTTGTTTGGTTTTTGTTATAAAACTAATTTTATTTTCTTGGTTAAAATTGACGTTTAAATTTTGCGAAGTGTTTAAATCAATAAAACTTCTACTTTTAGGGAAAGCTGTTAAATTTATATAAAGAAAATAATCTTCGAGTGGGTAAACTTCATTACCTCCCAAATTAGGATCAACTAAAAAGGTATAATTAGGATCATTATCAGAAGATGTACTAATTATTTCTACTCTAGGCTTCATTTAAATAAATTTTCTTATAGTTTTCATACGATACATTTAGTCTTTCCAGTGCAGATTCATAGGGATAAGGTATTCTAATTAATATATCTATTCCCCAATCATTTTCATCAATTCCTAAATTACGATTTGCAATTAAAATTAAGTAATCGGCTGTGGGGTTAGTATAATAATCATTTGCTATTACGTGTAATTTACTATTTACTCCCCATGTGATATATCTATCAGTGCTAGATTCACTTATATTTAAAAATGGAATTTTTATATTTTCCTCCTTTATAATATTTTCAAAATCCTTTACAATTCTTTCCATTATAATTTTAATAATTGTTTTAAAGCCAATAAATCATTACTGTTATTTGAATCTAAAGTGCTAATTTCCAAGTTTGATCCATCAAAGTTTACTTGATTATCTAGAAAACTACCTTGATCTCTAATTAAAGCTAAATTTCTATTAAGGTCTTGTATCTCATTATTTTTAATAAAATCAGATATTTTAACACCATCAATTATATTTACACTAACATTTTTATCAGCTACATTTAGTGAAAGAGAATCAGACCTCAAATCATACATTTCTGTATTGGCATAATAATTAAAAGATAATGCGTTTTGCAATCTATTTAAAGCCCCGCTCATACTTTGCCCCCCAATTATTTCCAAATCTAGGCTAATATTAGCCAACATAGGTTGTACTCCTACCCCACTTTCTGGGTTAAAATCCCACACTAAATCATAAGCGTTATAATCTATTGTTAGGGTGCGAATAAATGCCTTAGTTCTAAACCAATCACCTAAAGAGAGATATACAACTGGCTGATGCCCATAAAAAAAGTTAGTTTGTTCTTCATCATCAATTCCTATGTTATTGGAACTTCTTACACACTGTTGTAAAAATGTCAGCCTTTCGTTAAAATTTTGAGGCGTATATGAATGATAAGCAGGATTAAAATAATCTATTTTTTGAGAAATAGTATTAAACATGTTAGGATCATTAATCTCTAAATATTTGAAAAACTGACATTTATCAAAAAATAAACGCTGTGATATTTTTTCATCTATTTGATCAATAATAGGTTCTACGTTATTGGGTATATTAGGTACAAAATTAGGATCAACAATTTTGTCATCTATTTTTTGATTTCCATCGGGAAAATTTTCATCAAATTTTACATATATTTCTACCCTTCTATTTAATTTAGCATTAAATTCATCACCAAAACTTTGTTCTGTAGTAATACCATCTGCCTCATCACTACGGGCAATAGTTTTATATTCTATTTCACCTTCATAAAAATTCAATATTCCATCTAAATCATAAACTTCAATATTAGTTTGAACATATTGCGACATATTTGCTGCTCTAACTAAAGATAAACTAAAATTAGATATACGATCACTTATTGCAGAACTTGCATAGCCGACTAAATATACAGTGATTTTATCACTACCTAGAATTAAACCTTCTTGTATTTTGTTAAAAACGGATTTTAAGTTATCATCATTAAAAAAACTATTTAATCCAATATCATTTCTATCTATATATTTAATGGTCAGTCGTTGTGTTCCATTTAAATAAGTATAACCTAATCCTACCCCATCTCCATTTTCATAACCACCATTTAAAGTTACTAATTGAGGATTGGAAGGAACAATATCTGTTACTTCATTAGGGAAATAAAATGTACTGACTAATGTGCCAAAATCATCAATAGTTGTATTATCACTATCAGATTTGATTTTGTCGTTAATAACAATTTCTTTTTTCTTAAAAGTTTTTTTAAGGTTATTTATATTTTCCTGTTCTTTAGGGCTTAATCTACTTTTTATTAGAGCATCTATATTTTCCTCTACTGATTTATCACCTCTAAAATACCTTTCCCATATATGGGTATATTCACCCCTTATTTCATTTGTTATTTCAGGGTGATCCACTAAAATTGCAAATGATAAAGAAGCTGTTCTTTTTGTGTTAGATGTAGTATATATAGGTTCAGGTCTACCGAAAAAAACAGTTTCTTCAATAGATTGTGAACTACTTTCACTAAATTTTATGTCATATGGTGCAAACCACATTCTTCTAGCAACAGTATTGTCGGGCGAAATATATTTTTCACATAGTGGTATATCTGCACTATTTCCTTTCCAAGCAAAATTAGAAATGGAAAACATAAAATTTTTAAAAACTTCATTTGTTTGATCTCTAATTGTTGGTGCTATAAATGGCATACCGTTAGGTGCCAATACACTTCTAGTATCTCCATTGTCTAATCCGCGATGTCTTAAAGTTGTACTTAATTTACCATATTTACGTCCCTTGGTAAAAACTCTAAAATAGTCATTTTCAGTTATTTCGACATTATCATCAGTGACAAAATTGCCAAAACTTGTTATAGATGATCCTCTTGATATTTCTACATCTTCTAACCCATCAGATAAAACAAAACTTTTAGTATAAGAATCTACAAAAGTTACATCACTTTTTTCGAAAAATAATTGCTTAGTTTTATATAATAAACTTTTGGAGTTAAATCTATTTTGTGTTTTATTACTCCACTCATCTGAAAATTCGTCTTCATTTTCCTGAGGGGGAAACTGTCGGCCTATTATATTAGGATTAAGATTATTTTTATCTTTGGCAATCATAGAAATATGATTACCATTAAAATCCCTATATAAATTAACACCGCCAAACGTTATTTGTACACCATTAAAACTTTTAGTATCAGTTAAATAATAATAATTTCCTATTAATTCATCTTCTACCTCAGGATAATACTCATTTTTCTGAAAATTATTTAAAATGATTTTCTTATATGCTTTACCAGTAAAACTAAGAAGTATTTTTAATCTTTGCTCTGATGTTATATCTGAATAGCTGTTTATGCCAAACGCTTCATCTGGTATATAACAAAAAGGTAATTGTAAACCCAATAATTTTTGAGCAATTTGCGCCCCTTGACCTATTGGTGTTCTAGGAATTGTTATAGTAAAATCTTCTCTGATAAAACGTTCTCCGGCCAATAAACCAAAAACATCAGTATTTATTCTTCCAACAGTTTCTTGAAAAATATTATCTTCTAAGTTAGTTAATACTGTATTTGAAATTTGTTGTCTTGCAATTTCTCCCAATGGAGTTTCATCGCCGATTATATTATCAACATAATCAATAAGTAAAGGTAAATTTCTATCTAATCGTCTTTTTATTGGTGCTATAAAATCTTCATAGCTTTCTATCCGATTTTGCTCACCCGCAAAAGGTTGACAATAATATAAATCATCCCTAGAAACATTGCCATACTTATTTAAAGTATTTATCTGGGCATAAGCATCTTCAAGGTAGTCATATAACTCAGGTGAGTCTACAATACCAACGTCTACATTCTGTAAATCAATAACATTATAATTACCATCAGGTTGATATAAGTTTAAATTTCTTATATCATTTAATCTTTCAGTGGCTATTTCTAAAGGGGAAGGTGAAAGAGGGATTCTTTCATTTGTTCTAAATAAAATCGAAGGTCTTAAATATGATTCAGTATCCTCATAGACATTATTATATCTGGCTACATTTTCTAATGAATTTGCTACTATTAAATCTAATATACATCTACTAGGCATTATTTTAATTATAAATATTTACTTTACAAAATTGTGTGTAAAGCCCACTGATCTTTAGTAGGTGGTGGGTAGTTCACTTATGTAAATTACCAGTTTTAGGGTTATCTTTTGTTCTATTGTCAGTTTCATTATAGATTTGTTGAATAATCATTGTTTTTATACTAGGCATTATTTTACCCATAACATTATCCATATCTATTTCACCAACGTTTGTTCCATCCATTTTTAATTCAATAGTACCACTTATATCACCAAAATCTATCTTAGATAAATTTTCATTAGTTGCATTTCTATTAGGGCTTTCATTTATATTATAACTACTTGTATTAACATCTGAAGCTTTAGACCAATTTTTTGATAAAATAGGTGAACTAATACTCATTTCTTCCACGTCTCTTGGAATTTTATCCATTTCAAGGGATTGACTATTTCTATTTAAGTATTTAGCTGTACTAAAATCTGCGATATTTTGTGATGCATCATTAAACCATTTTTTAAACCGCTGAACACTGGGATCACTTGCTAAATTATTTCTAGTGTCATCTGCTATTGGCTGCACTAAATTATTTGCTGCTTGATAAATATTATCAGAAATTACTTCACGCTTTAAACTTTTAATTAATCTATTAATAGAATCTATTAAACTATCATTAGACATTATTAAATCTCGATAAGGATCAGTTTCATCCTGTACACTTTGAACAGATTTCAAATCTGTTTCTTGTATATCTTTAACTTGTCTAAATATTATTTCACCACTTTGATCAGCTATATTTATACCAAATGATTTGGTTTTCTGATTGAAAAATGCGTTGGTTGATATTTTACCTAATATTTCTTCATAGTTACCTAAAGATTTTAAAGCAGGGTTTATATCCAAATTTATTTTTTGTTCTTTGGCTTGAATTTTACTAAATCTTACAACTTCATCAGATGCTTGGCCAAATATTTTAGAAAATTCTTTGATTTGATCCATAGCATAAGGATCAATAACAAACTGGCCCTGTTTTTCATCAAGGTATGCATAAGCACCAGCTAACTTAATTACTTTTTCTATTAATTTATCTGGGTTATTTCTTGATTCAAACATTAAAGAAATAGGATCAGATAGTTGTCCAAAATCACCCCCCAAGGTTTGTAATTGAGCACTAACAGTCATTGCTCCCTCTAAAGTAGTTAAATTTTCAACCGCAGCGGAAGCACCGCTCATGTTGAATTTATATCTTTCAGAGAGCATAACCATTTTACTCAACCCATCTATTCCGCTACGGAAAGTTAATTTATCTATAAGATTAAAATTATCCCTTAATGCCTTGACCGTTTTCGCAGCATTTAAGCCCAACTTATTTGCCTTTATGAACGAAGCTTCAATACTTTTATTTGTATTTTCTATAGAAGCCCCATATAGTGCAGCACTAGCAAATATTTCTTCAAATCCTTCACCAAATGCTAAACGCATTTTAGTTAATCTACTAACATCATCATTAGATAATAACCTGTTAGTGGAAGATGATTCAGAGAAAGCTTTATTTGCAGCAGTTATGTCATTTACAGTACCACCTAAACCTTCTATGTTTGCGAGTGCGTCTTTTGTAACAAATTCTATATTTTTTGCTAATTTACCGCTAATCCCCAATAATTGATTGGTATCTCTTATTGCTTTATATGTCTTGTCCCAATATGTTATACTACCAAATGGGCCAAAATCTTCTGCATCAATATTAATATCTTTCGGCAATAAAGAATCAATTTTCGTCAGGGTTTGTTGTAGAGCAACTAGTTTTGGTGCATCTAAACCGCCTAAGAAGGTGGGTAATATATAGTCTCCTAATACCGTCCCTAAAATACCGCCAGCTCCCGCCATATTACTTTACATATTTATATACTCAAGATACATTTGTATCATCATCCCAATAGTAATGATAGCACCAATTACCTTATTAAATGACCAAATAAAAACGATTAACTTTAACATATTTTGATATAACCAGTTAAAATTAAACAAAATTATCAATGTGGCCATAATCCAAAAAAACAATACTTCCGGATACATTTTTGTAAAATTTACATAAATAAATAGATTAATAGAACAAAGATGCACAAAGTTTTTATAAAAACCTAATTTTTAAGCATTTAATTCATTATGATATTCAATTATCTTCATTAATTCCCAAAAAGGCATTATTAATAAATCAGTTCTTGTATAACCTTTTTCTATTAATCTATGCCTTATTTTTATCATATCACCTAAAAAATCATTAGGTAATCTGAAAAGAGAATCGTTAAAATCATAGTAACTATGAAGTGAAGAAATCGTATCCGAATGTAAGAAATGTGGCAACAGGTTTCCCCCCCGGTGAAACCACGCTAATATTTAAGTCTATACCATGCATGACATCATTCATATATTTATTCAAATATAATAATTCTTCAAGGTCAGTATGAAGTAGAAATTTATCTATTAATTTACGATCTTCATTACCACCCACATTAACAATTGTCTGTGCAATTTTTATTCTAGTATATTCTGATTCTTTATATGTTCCAGTTTGTTGTAATAAACGTAAGGTTTTTTCATCTTCACCCGTCATTAACCTAAACTTTATATCAACTGGGGTGGCATAGTTTTTCTTAAATGTAAAATCATATAAACCATCAGCGTCTGGAATAATATCTACATCTTTTGTTACTAATTGTGTTAAATCAAAATCAGTTTCAAACGGTTGGCCACTATCAGGGTCAATTGCATTAATCTTATACAAATTATTTAAGTGTATTCTTAATTGTATTAACAAAGCTGTTCTATCTCCGACAACCATTTTATGAGGTGGTACAAAATGATCATATCCATTTGCTTTTTGTACTTTTGAAGCCAAAAGTACATCTATCATATCTCCACCGCGCAATAAATTACGATCTGTAATAATGGATAAATCAGCTCCATTCAAATGTATAATTTTTACCCTATCACATTTATTGGCATAAGGCTCACCTTTTGATGGGAGCATCATAGTGCTAGATGCTAAAATAATATCAGTTTCTTTAAACATGTTTTATTTTAAATATAAAAAAAAAGAAAACTTAGTAAATAAGTTTTCCTTTTTTAAAAAAATACTTGAATTAATTTTTTAGTTCACTTCAAAACTAGCTCCTGTTGGAGTTAAGCTAAAGTTCAAATTAATTTCTTCAAGTGCAGGGGTAGCTTTAATTTGTATACTACCATTTAAAATACCTCTATCAATATCATCAGGGTTATTACTGATGTTAATTCTATAGGCAGAAATACCTCTTCTATCTCTAACATCTCTAAGAACTGGTTCTACTATTCTGCGAAACTCACTTCTTACGTTTGCGTCATTTGGCTCAAACAACAATCTCAAAGAAAGTGGGTGAATTATTTTACGCAAATATAAAACTAATCTTACTAGTGAAATCTGTTTTAAAGGAGTATCTGCAATTTGCATAGTTCTATTACCCCACAAGTAAAAATTACCATTATCGCTATAAATTGAATTCAATCTTGCAGTGTATAGTAAATCTCGCTCGCTTTGACGAAGTTTAGCTCTAACATTAGAGAATTCTGTCAATGCTCTTCTTAAACCAGCACCTGCATACCAAGGAGCATCAATACGGTCAGTTTTTGCAAAAATTCTTACAGCTTCAGCAGTAGGAGGCAAAAATACTCTGACGTTATTTTCGGTATCATTATATAATCCCCAATGTACATAAGATGCTGCGTAAGGAGAATCAAATAAATCTTCTACCAAAGCACTCATTTGTGCTGGTGTGTAAACTTGATTTGCACACAAGTCAGCATCAAGCATATTGAAGATATAAAATGCATCACAACGATCATTTTCAATCATTTCAATTGTTGATTCAACCAAATTGCTATTATCTATTGCATTTATACCTCCGGTTGCAATTAAGTCAAGCTGTACTTCCTCAGGATTATTAAAGGCAAGTATACCTTTTAAATATGCATAGTAATCAGAGGTAATACCTATAATATCATCTACAGCAACATTTTTAAAGTTACCTACACTAGTTCCTAACACACCCTTATTACCTCTTGTGGTAAACTGATCGGTATTGGTACGTGAACCTCTGTGTATGTCCCATCCATCAAATCCACCAAAAGGGGCAAAAGTAAACTTACGGTTAAACAAAGGTTCATAGTCAGTTCCAATTAGTTCCAATTCATTTTGGAATGAATATAAACCTACTTGGAAAGATGTAGTTGCACTTCCACCCTCAACAGATGCATTTGCAGCATTTTTATCCATGTGGAAACCTTCTGTTCTACCTGTCCACTCTATTGTATCTAAACCTAATTGCAAACCTTTGAAATTAAAGAAATCTTGTTCTATGCCCACTGAATCACTAACACCTAAATATATATTTCGTGTACGCTGTGATGTTCCATAATTAGTTTTATAATTTATGGTCGGTGATTTACAATTGTTCCAATCACGTACTGGATAACCCTCAAAACCTGCTGGAAAACTATCATCCAAACAATCACCTGAAATTTCAACAGTGATATACTTAGATTTAGCAGGATAATTACCATCTGAAGTTCCTATTGCAAGCCCAATGTAAGAATTAGAATTTTTCGATAAGTTAACAGATGTATATCTTTCTAAAACAATGGGGTTACTATCAGTATCATAGTATGATCTCACTACAATATCAAATGTTCTACGGTCAGGACGTATATTTTCAAATGAAATTTTTACGTCTTCATTTGCAGCATTACCATCTGAAATAGTATTAAATCTAAATAATCTAAAAACTTTATTTCCTCTCAATTCTGACAATACCCAAGGAGTTATCGCATGAGTATATTGTGTTTTATAATTTCCAATATTTCCATTATAACACAACGTTGGTTTGATACAATCTACTAAACCAGCAGCAACCAATCGTTCAAACATGACGATGTAGTTTTCTTCGATATAGAAAGGTGCTGGATTATCACAACACTGAATAGAACCTGATCCGAAAATTCTACCTATATAATTTTTCTTAGTCCTATCCAAAGAAGCTGAATAAGTAAAAGATTTACCATTTGTATACAGACCAGAAATCGTAAAACTATCGTAAGGGTTGATTTTACTACCAGTTGTAGGAGTAATAGATAATGTATTACCTACAACTTCAAAGTTTAAACTTTCATTGCCATCATAGCTTGCTTTTGATCGTAATGTTACAACTAAAGTTTCATCAGTAGAACTAGTAGACAGACCACTAAGACTACTCCACACTCCGTTATAGGTTATAGTAATTATCCCTGTTGGAATCTCAGTTTCAATAAGTGAGGTATTAGTGCTAATTGTAGGAACAACAATTGTTGTCATACCACTGGTCAAGGTATATCCTACACCATTGATAGTATTACAATCATAATATGCATCGTTACCTTCTAATGAGCATAATTTATAAGAACCCCCACTGATTATATCGCCACTTGGGAGATACATAACCGCACTGTCAATATTTATTGACCCATCATTATTGTGTGTGATGGTTCCCCCATCTATTTGTAAAAATCCGCTATCTACTGTAATTAATCTATTACTTGGCAAACCTATTAACACAATAGTATTAACAACTGCCACTATAAAACTACTACCTTGTGTGATAGTTCCGGCACCATAATTAACTATACAAGATTGTTCCTGAGTGGTTACATTAGTAGTAGTAGAAGCAGTAGTAGTTCCTGTTATACAGATGCTCTTTTCTTCAACATTAACAACAAAAGCACTATAATTAGCACCAGAAAAAGTTCCATCACAGTTACCATAAAAAACATTGGGTGAAGATATTGTATCGCCAGTTGTCAATAAAGAAGTACCTAAACTTTCTGCTGAGAACACACCATTTTCATAGAGAGTTTGTAATTCAGGCCGATTAAAAAATACATCTGAAATAACTCCATTTATGTATTTTACTTCTATTGAAAAACTATCCATAGGACTAATAGTTATTGTACTTAAGTCTATGTTTGAACCATAACTTATACCCCAAGCATCTCCTGCGTCATAACCTGAAAGACCTAAAACTCTAGTCATGAAAAGAGAACCTGATTCTTTTAAGTATTGTTTAGCAATATAAGGAGCTTCGTATTTCAACTGACAGTTATCGGGAAATGTACATGGGTCTAATGCACCAAAACACTGTTTAAATGTACTATAAGTATCAATAAACATAGGTGTAAAGGCTTTACCCTTTAGTGTTTCTCCAACAATACCAAGGGTAGTTTGATTGGGTTGTGGATTACCATTTAAAAAAGTGAAATCACTAACCGTTATATTTACACTTGGAGAAGCACCGTTTATCATGTTTGCCATTTATAAAATCATTTTTTTATAAATAGATGTTATTTTCCTATAAAATATAATTAGTTAGGAAACAAAAAGAGAGAAAAACTTTTAGTAATATTATTTATATATGTAATTTTTAATATATCATCTTTTTGTAAAGAAAAAGGTATATTAACTGTATTACCATTTACTTGAAATATGAAAAAACTATTATCATTCATATTTGACCTACCGACATTAAATGTATCGGTGATTTTGGCACTAATTTCATTTATACCATTCCTATAAAAGGAATATTCTATTTTTTCAATACAGTTTCCTGTTTTTAATATTTTACAATTATCTTCTCTATTTACAGTTTTACTAGATGTAAGGAAATCTAATGAAATATTTTTCAATGTATTTGTTACAATATAATCATCCGTATTTAATATATAACCTTTACATAAGATTTTATATACCTGAGAGTAATATCTGCGTTTTTCAATTGATTTTTCAGATTGATCAGATACGCTATCCAAGATTAATGGGATATTATATCCATTTGGTTTTATATAAACTTCACCCGCAGCAAACGCTATATGTATTTTTTCAGAAATTTTATTTACATCGCTGATTGTTTCCCCAACAAATTCTAAATAATATACAGTATCTACATATATAGGTTGTGGCACTTGATATATATCAAAATATATATCTCCTCCTTCGGTTACTCTTTCCACTTTTTTAATTGTATATAATTCATTTGTAGCAACATTTTGTGTTTTTCCTAAATTAGTCCCTTTCTGAATGTCAAAATCTTTAGTTAAAATTAGTATGGGCAATTTAAAAGATTCATTTTTATATAATTCAGTAAAGGTCAATCCTTTTTCACTAAATTTTTGTAATGAAAAATCAAAAAGTGGGATCAATTGTTTATGTATGCTAAAAGCAAAACCATCCCTTAGCATATTAATAACCGACTGATCAATATTATCTAAATTTAGTCCCTTTGGTAAAAATACATCATTTAATAAAGGTTCAGTGTATTGGTCTAATACTGTACTGCTGTTAGAGATTGGAGTTGTAATAATTGTTTCAATAGTTTTACTATCAAAAACTCTTTTAATTCTTGGTGCATCTGCCATTATATAAACATTATTTGACTTTCATTTGTAGGTGTTCCAATTATAATTCTAAACGCACTTTGATATGCTCCAAAAGTGCGATCATTTGAAACATTTTTTACATCTGCATCTATTAATTCAAAGAAAACATAATTATTTTTTATCTCATAACCTATTAAATCTCCATAAGAAAAATTAAGGTTTAATTCTTTTATGGTTTGTTCTAAAATATAAACACTTATGTTGCCATATTCTTCATATTTGGCACTTTCATTATTACCATACGTCTGATTGTTTTTGCTTTCTATTTTTACAAAACATGGGATCATTATAGGATCGTCGTAATCTAAATTAGTTAACTCTGCTTCATTAAAAGCATCATTTTTTGATGTCCTTTTTTGATTTGCTTTATAAAATGCTATATTTTGATTAGTATAATTTTCAAGATATTCTTGCATATATCCCAAATAAGTTGTATATTCGCGTTCAGAAATAAAATTTTTTAATCTATCAGACATATTATGGAAAAATTTAACAGTGTATTACTATTACAATATAAAGGCAATAACCCCTATATAAATAGAATTAAGAATAAATATAAGGGATTACTATTGAATAGTGTTCCAACAATGGAATATAAATTATTTTATGAAACTCTGTCCAGCATTAAAAATATTAAATTTATTATTATAAACCCTGCCAATTTTAATATATTTAATCAGCGTAAAGATCAGTTTAACGCTGACATGAAAAAAGCAAATAAAAAAACTATATTTATTTCTTTCATATTTGACTCCGAAGTAGAAAGAAATCATTTTAAAGTAATAAAAGAAAAAACAGAAATAAATGTCAATGAAAATGAAAACGAATATCTTCTTAGGAACTTTCGTTATTCTGGTTATACTTTCCCTAATTGTCTCGATTTACCTATCAACTTAAACAATTCAATATATCTTAAAGAACAATTTAATATAACAGACGACAGAATTTTAACAAGTGTTAAAATTGATAAAATTCTAGGGGAAACATTAAAAACTTATCATGTTTTATATGGTAAAAGAGATTTCTTTTTATATAAGGAAGATACTATAAATCCAGTATTTCATCATTGGGATAATTATCCTTTAGATTTAGATAGATTAAATTCTTTAGATAAATCTGAGGCATGGGTTAACAATCAATATACTTATCAAAAACACCAAGTTTTGGGGATAAAAGCAGCTTTAACAGAAAAGCGTTTTTTAATTGCAGATGAAACTGGAATTGGAAAATCAAAACAGGCATTAGGAGTCTATCTTATGTCAGGTGCAAAAAAATTGTTAATAGTAACTTTTACGGATGATAGAGAAAAATGGGCACAATTAATATGTGATCATGAGTTAATTCCAGAAATTATTAACGCTGATAGTAAAGTAGTAAACGAAGACGCTGATTGTTATATTATTCATTATCACATAATAGATAAATTTTATGAAAAAAATAAGGTTTTTAATATAAAAGATGCAGGTATAAATTTTGTAATTTATGATGAGTGCCATAATTTAAAAACTACCACGTCAGGTAAAACAAAAATAGCAAAAAAAATCAGTGGAATGAAATCAGTAGAATATGTTATTGGTTTAAGTGCTACGCCATTTGAAGATAATATGCATACTTTTTCTATACTTGATGCTTTATCACTAAATAAGGGGCTAGATAAAAGTTTTTCTTATGAGGATAATATTCGGACACACCAAGTAATTTACTGTGGGGCAATAACAGGTACAAAAAATATAAACACTACTGTTAATGGTGAACTTGTTGTAAGAAAAGTAAACACTCTTTTTAATGTATTGAAAAATGAAGAGGGAATATCTATATCATTTCAAAACTCCACAGAACTGGGCCAAAGGATTAAATATTCTCTTTTGTGTCGCACAGAGGATGATGTTATTGGATTTCCAGAACAAAAAATAAATATTCTTAATGTAGAATTAACAGATGTACAAAAATCACAGTATGATTTATATAAAAAAGAATTATTGGAGCATTATGAATCTAATGAAAATGTGACTAATAAAGAATTACCAGCATCTATAAAATTACGTCAGTTTTTAGCATTAATTAATATAGACAATACTGTTAATTTAGCTAAAAATAAAATTAAGAGAGGGGAAAAAGTTATTATTTTTACTCACTTTGAGGAAGAAATAAATATGTTGTGTGAGAGATTAGTGGGAGATGCAGTTTGGGTTAATACTCTAAAATCTAAAAGATGGAAGAAGAAAAATAGCAATTATGAAGTTGTTAATTTCTTTAAAACAAGTACCCAGTATAATATCCTTATTGGCAATATATTAACTTTAGGGGCTGGGCATAATATTAAAGAAGCCGACCATGTAATGTTAAATAGCCCAGATTGGTCTTATGCCCTTCATATACAGGGTATGGGTAGAAATAGAAGATTAGATAGAGATAAGTTTGTTACTGCTTGGTTTTGGAGGTATTCTGATACAGAAGTTGAAAAAGTATTTAAAAAAGCTGAGTCAAAAAAAGAAAACATGGAAAATTTATTACATGTTGACCGATATTTATTAAAAAAGAGCGAAAATGAAAATTGATAAATTATTTAATTACTTTATAAATGAATCTGCTAATTTAAAATCTTATAACGGAGAAGCATATTTGTTTGGAGAAGTTAATTATTATGTTAGCGAGATTTTAGGTGAAAAAAATATTTATGTTGCAATAACCGATTTAGATTATGCACAATCATTATTACAACGTGCAAGAGGTCAAAGAACACACCCTGTTATTATTAAAATTGATTTAAATGTTGAAAATCTACTGACATGGGATAAATCTATCTCACAAAAATATGACATGAATAAAATTAGTCTATCAAACTATGAAAATTTAAAATTAAATGATAATGGCTATAGACTTTTAAATTTGTATAATGGTTTATATATACCCAGTGAAAATTATGCGACAATTCATTTTAAGAATGGCAATTTTAAAATTTTGGGGTATTCAGTTGATGAGGGAAATAATCAATGGAGTGATTTTATGAATGAAGAAGAAATCAATAATATTATCGAATCATTTTAATTTCTTCTTCATTCATGTAACTATGACGGGAATCTTTCTCTATAATATTGCCATACTTTAGTTACAAAACTATTTGAGGTTCTACCATACTCACTATTAACTAAATTTGAAAGGATTCTTTCTCTAATAGTATTATGATCTTTATGAATTTCTATCATATCTTCAACATATTTTTTTGCTAAAAAATTTTCCTCTGCTTCGTTTTCATTATCTATAATCATATAAGAATTTACATATAAATATCTTTTTTTTACCATTGTTATAAATTAGGTATTTATATGTAAACATTGGATGTTAGATTAAAGTATGCTTTTTATTTAAAATCTCCTATAAATTGTATAGAAGATAATTTTGAAGTTTTTGATGGAACTAAAAAAAGATATGTTCCTTATCAATTATTTTCTCAACAAAAAAAGTTGATAAGATGTTATGACAAATATCGTCATAATGTTGTTGCAAAGCCACGTCAGGCGGGTATATCTACTACAACGGCAGCTTACTTAGCTGTGAAATTAGCACTGGCTACTAAGGAACAACCCATATATATAGAAATATTAGCTAATAAGCTTGATCAATCAATTGAATTTGCTTCAAAAATAAGAGAGTTTTTGAAGCAAATTCCCATTTGGATGTGGGGGAATAATTACAACTATAATAAAAAAGATGAGGGATATATTATAGGTAAGGGAGCTGCTAAACGATTTGATCTTAATAATGGTTCTTATGTGGCTGCAAAACCTTGTACTAAAGATGCCCTAAGGGGTACTAGCCCTTCTTATTTGGTAATTGATGAAGCAGCGTTCGTTGAAAATGGAAAAGAAACCTATGCAGCTGCTGCGGCTGCAACTGCAACGGGTGGAAAAATAATTTTGATTTCTACTCCTAATGGTATGGATGAACTATACTATAAAGCTTATGTTGGTGCTTTAGATGGAAAGAACGATTTTAATATAATAAAATTACATTGGGCTTTAGACCCCAGATATAACATAGATTTACATTGGCAAAAAATTTCATTAGATGATGAGGTATTAGAAGAATTTGATGAAGAAGATTTTACAGAGAAAAGTATTTTAGATAAATTAGAAGCAGGGTATAAACCGACATCTACATGGTTTTTACAAATGTGCCGTGATTTAAATAATGATAAAAGAGCTATTGCACAAGAATTAGAGGTACAGTTCCAAGGATCAGGTGGTAACGTAATAGATAACAATCATATTATGTGGCACGAAAAAAATATGATACAAGA